TTAAAATTTGATTTGAGTTGGATGTATTGGGAAGGTTGGAAATATAATGGTGATATTTACGATACAATGCTTGGAGAATACATAATTAGAAGAGGCCAAAAGGTAGATGAACATAATAAACTAATATCTTTATCACTTAAAGAATCATGTAAGAGAAGAGGATTAGGGGTTAAATCAGATATATTTAAAGCATACACAGATGACGGATTTGGTATTGATGAAATACCTATGGAAAAATTAGAAGAGTATGGTCGAGTAGATGTTGATATAACTTACAAACTATATCAATCTCAAATACAAGATTATCAAAGACCTCACAATAAAAAATTAATACCTACTAGAAATATGATGAATGAATTTTTAAGAGTTATTATTGATATGGAAATGAATGGTAATTGTATTAACGTAGATAATTTAGCAGATATAGAAAAACATTTAATAGCAGAACACTATAAACTTAAAAAAGAAATATCTAAAACTATAGAAGAAGTCATGGGAGATACAAAAATAAATATATCTTCAGGTGAAGATTTATCAAAAGTTATCTATTCAAGAACTGTACATGAGAAAGATATATGGGCTAAACTTTTTAATATTGGAACAGATAAATATTCTGGTAGAGCAAAGAAAAGACCTTACATGACAGACCCACAATTTAGGGGAATACTAGATAAGTATACTGATAGAGTTTATAAAACTATTGCGAGAGATTGCGAGAAGTGTCATGGGGTAGGTTTAGTCAGATTAACTAAAGTTGATGGGACACCTTATAAATCCATGAATAAATGTAAAAATTGTAAAGGCGAAGGAAGGTTGTATGTGGAAACAGATGCTATTGCAGGATTTAAATATAAACCTTATTCATATAAAGATACTTGTGATGGGGGATTTAAGACAGATAAATTTACCCTAGACAGAATCAGCACATTTGGTAGAGGCAAGATAAAAGAATTTGTAGATTCAATTATGAAATTTAGTGCCAATGAAAAACTACTAAATACTTTTGTTAATGCATTAAAAGATAATGTTAGGCCAAGTGGTATACTACATCCTTCTTTTCATCAAGTTAGAACTGCTACAGGAAGACTGTCTAGTTCCGACCCGAACTTCCAAAACCTACCAAGAGACGGAGGTATAAAAAAAGTTATTACCTCTAGATTTGATAGTGGTAAGATATATGAGTTTGACTTTGCACAACTAGAATTTAGAACTGCTGTATTTTTAGCACAAGATAAACAGGGTATGGAAGATATTAAAAATGGTGTAGATGTCCACCAATTTACTGCAGATATTATTGGTTGTTCAAGACAAGAAGCTAAAGCCCACACCTTTAAACCTTTGTATGGTGGTATTATGGGTAATGAGAATGAGAAAAGATATTACAAAACTTTCTTAGAAAAATATAAAGACATTGCAGAATGGCATAAAAACTTAGAACAAAAAGCAATTAAATATAAATTAATATCTATACCTAGTGGTAGAGAGTATCATTTTCCAAATGTGTATAGAACTAAATGGGGTGGGTGCAGTCATTCAACTACTGTAAAGAATTATCCTGTTCAAGGTTTTGCAACTGCGGATATAGTGCCGATAGCTTGTATAAATGTTTGGTCTTTAATGAAAGAAAGAAAAGTTAAAAGTTTAATTATCAATACTGTACATGATTCTGTGGTTATAGATGTATTTCCTGGTGAGGAAGAATCCATTGAATCTATAATTAAAACCGGTTGTAGCAGAGTAAAAGATTCTTTACTACAATTATATGATTGCGACTTCAATGTCCCATTAGATATTGAGATTAAGAAAGGCCCCAACTGGCTTGACTTAAACGTGGCATAATATACACTTAAATAAATAGGAGACAAATATGTCAAACGAAATAGCAAATCTAGATAACTTATCCTCAGACAAGATTATGAGTTTTATTGGACAGGACGCTTCAGTAGACCCAAAACTTGCAAAGCTATCTATTAATAAACAATCTGAGGATGACGCAGGTAATAAATTACAAGTAGGAACTTTCAGACTAGACGGCACAACTGCAGGAACAGTGATTGGAAAGCCAGTATTATTTAGACCTTTACTTACGACTTATCAATACAAAAAGTATGATGAGGATAACGAAGAAAACAACTACAAATCTGTTATGTTTACATCATGGACAGACCCGATTCCTGATACAAACGGAACACAGAAATGTGGTAGTATTCCAAAAGCAGAAAGAGATGGATTAGACCCTATTGAAAAACTGGAGCAAAATAAAATTACTTGCTACAAACATACTTGGGGACTAGTTACTATGAAGGGTGTATCACCTGAAGGTAAAGAACTTTCTGTTACTGATGAGCCTGTGTTATACACTGCAAGAGGTACAAACTTTTTACCTATTGTAGAAGTATTGCGTAGTCTAAGTAAACGTGGGAAGATAATGTATAATAGTATTATTGAGTTTTATGATACAGACAAACAGACAAAAGGCTCTAATACTTGGTATATTGGAAAGATACGAGACACTTTCAAACATGCTGATTTCACAGACAAAGACAAAGAAACTTTAAAAGGTTTTCTTGAAATTGTTAAGAGTGAAAATGATTATGTATTGTCCGAACACAACGCAAAGCAAAAGGCGAAAAGTGAGGTACTAGATGATGACATAGTTGCAGAAGTAAACCAAAAGTGATTTTAGAATCACATAGACGGCTAATAGTTATTTCTAAAAAGATTTACAATCAATTATCCCCAAACATAAAATGTAAATTTATTAATAGGATGTGCCCTGTTAGCCGTCATCCTTTTCAAAAGGTTGTTTTATATTGATAGAACATTTCAAAAAATTTGACAAACAAATAAAAAGTTTATTACCTTTATCTTTTAGCCACTTAAATGAGTTTGCCTTCAACAGAGAAAGGTGGGCTTTACGTAGAATATTTGGCTATGATTTTCCCTCTAGTGCCTCAGCCGAAAGAGGTACTGCAGTTGAGACAGCATTAAATATGGTCATGACTGGTGCTGATTATGAAGTAGCAAAAGCTAAAATGATTTCTGATTTCGAGGTAAAAGTTTCCTCCATAAATGACCCTAAGACTGAAGAAGAAAGAGCAAACTTAGAACCATTACTAAAAATTGGCATTGATTCTTTTTATAAATATGCAGTAAATTGGGACTTGCTAAATTATCAAAAAAAGGTAGAATTAACCATAAAGGATATACCC